CACTCTTAAGAGTGTTGAGGTCTTAGAGTCCGACCCTTTAGGCTAGATCGGAACTCCCTCACCTATCTCGCAGCTCGATTGAGTTATGAGTATGGAGTTCCGTTCAACTCCATCGTGGAACTTTCTTCGATGGCTTTCAAGGCTCATGTACAGGTATTAAAGGACATAGCAAAGGAGCAAAGCGATGCCAGTAGAACTAGACAACGCCGTGGCTCTTAGCAAAGCCCTGAAAGAATATGCTCCCGAGTTAGCCAAAGAAACCCAGAAGGAAATCGCAGGACATCTGCGCAAGGTCGTTAATCAGGCTAGAGGATTTGTGCCTAGTGATTCACCTTTAAGCGGCTGGGGCAACGCCAGAGGACTTTGGGAGTATCGCGCCTACAACTCTGGCGAAGTAAAGCGTGGGTTGGGTTACTCGACAACACCTACCAAGCCAAACAAGCGAGGCTTTAGAAGCCTTGCAACTATCTTTAACAAGTCTGCTGCTGGTGCTATTTATGAGACAGCAGGTCGCGCAAATCCTAATGGCTTACCACCAGCCCGCCGAGTAGCAGGTTACACAGGTGGAGCATTTGGCAAAGGCAAGATTGGGCAAGTCTGGGAATCTGGCAGAGGTGTTAATAAATCAGCTAACCCTAATGCGGGTAAGCAGTTTATTGGCGCACTACCGCCATTGGTTGATTCACAGCAATCAAACAGCGCAGGACGTAGAACCCGCAAGACCAAGGGTCGCTTACTCTTTAGAGCATGGGCTAACGATCAAGGCAAGACAACCGCCGCCGTTGTAAAAGCTATCCAAGCCTCAAACGAAAAGGTTGTAAAGAAGGCTAACGCCAGAGGCGAAATAGCATTTAGAGCAAGGAAGGCTGACTAATGGCTGGCAATACAGACCTAGCAATCCGCATCGCTACGACCATGGATGCCACTGGCTTAAACAAAGCAGACGCATCAGTCAAAGGCTTAGACAAAACAATTAAGAAGTTAGGGCGCACCCTTGGAATTACTCTCGGTGCATCCGCCATGGCAGCCTATGGCAAGGCAGCAGTTAAAGCCTTCGCAGAGGATGAAGCAGCAGCTCGCAGACTATCCAGCGCAGTAGATAACCTTGGTCTCTCATTCTCCAAGGTTCAAGTCGCAGACTTTATCTCCAGCCTTGAACAAAGCGCGGCAATATCAGATGACGTTCTGCGTCCATCCTTTCAATCTTTGCTCAACATAACTGGATCACTTACCAAGTCTCAAGAGCTTCTTAACAATGCAATCCAGATAAGCCGCGCATCAGGCGTGGACTTAGCCACAGTCACCACAGATTTAGGCAAAGGCTATGTGGGGATTACTCGCGGGCTCATCAAGTACAACACAGGACTTACCCGCGCAGAACTACAGACCAAGAGCTTCAACGAGATTCTAGGCGTAATGCTGGCGAAGTCTGCTGGCGCAGCGCAGGATTACCTGACCACTACATCATTCAAGTTAGATACTTTACGTGTCTCATCAGAGCGAGCAAAGGAGTCAATCGGCGAAGGCTTGGTTAATGCCTTTGCAGTCCTTGGTGGTGGCTCACAAGCCAGCGATGCAGCCAAGACTATTGACAATATTGCCAAGGGCATCAACGCCATCACAATGGTTACGGCACAAGCAGTCAATGGCTTACGTCTACTCTACAAAGGTCTCGACTTCCTAACTTCTTTCGGTGGACTTACAGGCGCAGACGGCTCACTTGCCAAAGCCTTTGACCGCACTCCAACAGTCTCATCTGGTCGTTCTGCTTCTCCAGCAGGTACAGCAGTTAGAACTCGCCAACAGCGCGATGCAGAAGCAGCAGCCGCTAAGCGAGCCAAGGAAGTTGCAGCCCTTACTAAGAAGCAGGTTGCATCTACAAAGGCTCTTACAGCCGAGCAGAAAAAGCAGAACAGCCTTAAGAAATCTGCCACAGTCTTTGACCTAGAGCAGATTCAATTAGTTGCAGCTCTCAAAGGCAAATTGTCTAAAGAAGAAGAAACCCGCGTAAAAGCGCAATTGGCTTTACTTAACGGCAATGAAGCAGTAGCCAAGCAGCTTACAGATCAGATTCTTCAAGCTCAAGACGCATCAGGCAATCTTGCTAGTTTCCTTTCTGCTTTGCCTAATGCTAGAAACCCATTTCAATATCTTGATGGTTATTTAAGTTACTTGGCTGGCAAAGCAGCCGCTATTGCGGTTGGAACTCCATTTGGTCAAGCAGCGCCAAGCACAACAGGCGCAGCCACACCAGTTCCATCTATACCACCTACCAACGTACCTTCTATGCCGTCAGATGGCATGATTACATATAACACACGCACAGGGCTTAATTACAACCCTAATGCTAATAACGTGGTAGTTCAGTTAAAGATTACGGGCGAAGGTGATGTAACCAACGCAATTGCTAAAGGACTACAAAACCAATCTTTATCAACAGGTGATTCCTCATACATTAACCGCAGAACTGGCGGCTTTGCTGGATGAGTCTACCCGCACAAATAGCAGTCTCATTTGACTTTAGCTCTGGCGCTACTTTTGGCACAGGTTTTGTCATCGGATCACCTGATAATGGAATCATTGGAGTATCTTCTTTCGCTGCATCTGATGTCCTAATCCCTGCGGTTGATTTGACTCCAGACGTTTATAGTATTGCTATTAGGCGTGGTCGTAACGTCATGAAAGACCAATACGATGCAGGTACGGCTGTAGTAAGAGTCTTAGACCCTTTAGGTTATTTCAACCCACAGAACCCAGATTCACCTTATTTTGGCTACCTAGTTCCTTTACGCAAGTTGCGTATCTCTGCAACTACAGCCACAGCAGACCACTTTCTTTTCAGCGGGTATGTAAGTGACTATAAGTATTTCTTTCCTACAGGGCAAGAGACAGCCTATGTAGATATTCTCTGTACTGACGGCTTTCGTCTATTGCAGATGTCTCAAGTCCAGACCATTGCCGATTCGGGCGCAGGACAGACTACAGGCACACGCATCAACAAGATTCTAGATGATGTGCAATTCCCTACTTCTATGCGTCAAATCTCTACAGGAGATGCTACTTGCCTTGCTGATCCTGCGACAGTCCGCATCACTCTTGATGCTCTTAAAAACGTAGAGTTCTCGGAAGGTCTAGGCGCTTTTTATATGAGCCCAGATGGAACGGCGGTCTTTAAGTCTCGCACAGAGGTTACTTCTAGCCTTGGCGATACTTCCATTGTTTTTAATCAGACCACAGGTATTCCATACAATAACCTGAAATACGCCTTTGATGACAAGCTCATTATCAACGATGTGAAGTTTAATCGCATAGGTGGCACAGTTCAGAACGTGTTTTCACAGGATTCGATTGACAAGTATTTCCCACATGCCTTGACCCAAGAGAACCTTGTAGCCGAGACAGATGCGCAGGTCTTGGGTGCAGCCCAAAACTATGTCAATACCCGCCGAGAGACCACCATCCGTATTGACGAGATGACTGTGGACTTGCTAGATACGGCAGTACCAACTGACACAATGATTGGCTTGGATTACTTTGACAATCTTGACATCACTAACGTTACCCAAGAAGGATCGACAATTCAGAAAGTTCTGCAAGCACAGGGCTTCGCTTGGGACATCACACCCAACAAGATGAACGTAACAATTACGACTCTTGAACCTATTATTGACGGCTTCATTATTGGAAGCAGCAATTATGGTAAAATCGGCATATCAACAATGAGCTACTAGGAGCAACATGGCAACAGGATTCCCAGCATCGACAGGTGACATTTTAACGGCGGCTGCCTTTAACGGCTTAGTAGCCTTCACAGTAGGCGCAGCTAATACATCTGACTACACAGCAACTTCAACAGACCAGTATCAAGTGCTGGAGATTATGAACAAGGCTACGGCTATCTCGTTCAACATCCCGACTAACGCCTCTGTAGCCTTCCCAATCGGTACTGCTATCACAGTCCTAAATATTGGAGTCGGAACTTGTACTATTAAGGCAGTCACTTCTGGCACAACCACAGTCTTATCTGCTGGATCAACAGCAGCCCAACCAACCCTCGGACAGTACAAGAGCGCAGTCTGCATTAAGACAGCCACAGACACTTGGTACGTTGTAGGAGCTATTGGCTAATGCTTAACATTGTTGCTGGACTTCATGGCGGCGGCGCGCCAGCCGACCCTTTAAGCGGTGGAACTCTTTATGTAAGCGGCGGGTATCGCTATCGAGTCTTTACTGCTAGCGGCAGCCTTGTCGCTTCTACTACAACATCGTGCGATATTCTCATGATTGCAGGTGGTGGTTCAGGAACTTGGATTGCAGGTGGTGGCGCGGGTGGTATTTTCTACGCAACAAGTCAATCTATTAGCGGCACTAAAAGCATTACTGTAGGTGGCGGTGGCGCAAAGCCAGCAGGTGCGCAGACTCAAGGCAGCGATGGAGTCAATACAACATTTTCATCTTTGACAACCGCAGTAGGCGGTGGCGGCGGTGGATACTTCCAGACAGTCGGTAACAATGGTGGTTCTGGCGGTGGCGGTTCAGATCGTATAGGCGGCTCTGGCGCACTTGGCGGTACTTCAACACAAACTGGTTCAGGTGGAACTGGTTATGGTAATTCAGGTGGTCGAGGTCTAGGCGATTCGGCTACATATACCGCGGGCGGTGGCGGTGGCGGTGCGGGGGCAGCAGGAAGTGACGCAGCCTCACGCACAGGTGGCGCGGGTGGCGCGGGATTAAATACATGGTCATCATGGGCTTCAGCAACATCAACAGGCGTATCAGGATTCTTTGGCGGTGGCGGCGGCGGAGCTTCTAACAACGGCGGCGATACACAAGGTACTGGTGGTTCTGGCGGCGGCGCTAATGGAGCTTTTGGTACAGGCGGCAACGGCGTAGATAACACAGGCGGTGGCGGTGGTGGCTCTGGTACAGGACCAACTAGCGGTGGTAACGGCGGTAGTGGAATTGTCATTGTGAGGTATGCAGCATGAGTCATTGGGCTGAATTAGACGAGAACAATAAAGTTATTCGCGTACTGGTAGGCGATAACAATGACCCAGCAGGTGACGAAGGCTATTCATGGCTTATCGAGAACCTTGGTGGTACTTGGGTTAAGACTTCCTATAACGGCAACATCCGTTACAACTATGCAGGAATTGGATTTACCTATGATCCGATAGATGATGCCTTTATTTCACCAATGCCTAAATGCGGGCATGATGAGTTGCTACTAAACGAACAGAAGCGATGGGAGTGCGCCAATGAAGCCCACACCTCGCTTGTGTAAAGCTGGACAACAGTTACGAGAACAACTTGACGATTCGCATCCAGACCGCAGTAGAGCCAGCGATGGGTGGGTGGCAGATGCAAGACACGTTAAGGCTGGTACATCTGATCATATTCCAGACCCACTTAGCGGCATCGTTAGGGCAGTCGATTTGTCTAGGAATCTATGCCCATCAGGCGAGCCCGACCTCATGCCTTACCTTGCAGACCAACTTCGACAGTATGCAAAACGTGATAAGTCAAAACGCATCGCGTATATCATCTTCGACAAACGCATTGCATCGCCTCGCATGGGCTGGCGCTGGCGCAAGTATCGCGGAAGCAATCCGCACGTTAAGCATTGCCATATTAGTTTCACTAAGCAGGGCGATTCAGATGATTCGTTCTTTAATATCCCAATGATAGGCGGCACAGCATGAACATGAAGAATCCAGCAATCCTGACAGCAGGTGCTTTCCTAGCAGCGTGGGGTGCATCTAACTTTGCACTCGACTACCGCTCAATCCTTTGGGCTGTTCTAGCGGGCGTATTCGGATACGCAACTCCTAAGCGATGACACAGAGCGACTTCTTCACCCTCTACTTTGCCACTATCGCCATCATTGGCGGTCTGTCTGGGTATGTCATTACCCATTTACTCTCTGAAATTAAGAGACTTAATTCGCGTGTCGATGAGATTTACAACATACTTCTAGACCGATAA